TTCTGGAGGCTGCAGTAGCCAGCGGGAGCCTGCCACATGAGTATCAGACGACTCATATCTGGCGTTGGACAGAAGCGATGCTCCTGTCCGATAACGCACCCGTGCGTAGATTGGTAACGAGCACGGGAATGTAGGTGAAGACAGGCCGCTAGCCGCTTTTGCTTCGCAATCGAATCACCAGCCGCCGCCGGGCGGCTTTTTCAATTCTGGAGTGCCACCTATGCATCGCGCCTACAGCCTGTTCACGATCAAGAGCGTTGATGAAGAGCAACGCATCATCGAGGGCATTGCGACGACACCGAGCACGGATCGCATGGGCGACATCGTCGAGCCCGAGGGCGCGCAGTTCAATTTGCCGATCCCCCTACTCTGGCAGCACAACTCGCGCGAGCCGGTCGGAGAAGTCGTCGCGGCCAAGGCAACGCCCGAGGGCATTACCTTCCAGGCACAGTTTGCCAAAATTCCCGAGGCGGGCACGCTGAAAGACCGGATCGACAATGCCTGGCAGTCGATCAAGTACAAGCTCGTCAAGGGCATGTCGATCGGGTTCAACCCCATCGAGTCCTCGCAAATCAAGGACACCTGGGCCGAACACTTCCTCAAATGGGAGTGGCTCGAACTCTCCTGCGTCACGATCCCCGCGAACGTGGACGCAAGCATTACCAGCATCAAGTCCGCAGATGAAGCGTTGCTCGCCGCGTTAGGCGATCGGCCGCGCCAAGTTGTGCGCTTGTCCTCCTCTCCCGGCGCTTCGGGACCGCAACACAATCTCCCGAAAGGAAACTCTGAAATGAAAACGATAGCTGAACAAATCGCCTCCTTCGAGGCGAAGCGCCAGGCCAGCGCGGCGCGCATGACTGAAATTATGGCGAAAGCGGCCGAGGAAGGTCGCACGCTGAACGAAGCCGAAACGCAGGAATATGACACCCTCAAGGCCGAAGTCAAGGCGGTCGACGAGCACTTGGCACGCCTGAAAGACCACGAAAAGCAGATGGTCGCTGGCGCCGTGGAGGTCATCCCCGCCAAGGTGGACGGCCCGGACGCTGCGGCAAAGTTGCGCGGCACCGGCACCATCATCAGCGTGAAGCCGCCGCGCCTCGAGCCAGGCATCAAGATGGCCCGCTACGCGATGGCGCTCCTGCGCGCCAAGGGCAACCTGAACGATGCGCTTTCTCTCGTTCAGAACAACAAGGCGTGGATGGACAGCTCGCCCGAGCTTGCCCAGGTGTTGAAGGCTGCTGTGGCGGCCGGCGACACGACCACCTCGACGTGGGCGTCCGAGCTGGTGTATGCGCAGAACCTCGCCAGCGAGTTCATCGAGTTCCTGCGTCCGCAGACGATCATCGGCAAGATCCCTGGCCTGACAAAAATCCCGTTCAACGTCCGTATCGCCGGCCAGAACGCGGCATCTTCTGCGTTTTGGGTCGGGCAGGGCCAGCCGGTTCCGATGAGCAAGCTCGGCACCTTCGCTATCACGCTCGGCATCGCGAAAGCGGCCGGCCTGGTCGCGGTAGATGACGAGTTGGTCCGCAGCTCGTCGCCATCGGCAGAAATGCTGGTGCGAAACGATCTCGGGAAGTCGATCGCGCAATTTCTGGATACGCAGTTCCTCAATCCGGATTTTGCGGCCGTGGCGAACGTGTCGCCGGCGTCCATCCTCAACGGCGTGACCCCAATCACGCCGAGCGGGACGACGTCGAACGCGCTGCGCGCCGACGTGCAGACGTTGATCGACGCCTGGCTCGCTGCGAATATGGACCCGTCGCTCGGCGTGTGGATCATGGCGCCGACGCAGGCGCTCTCGCTCTCGATGATGCTGAACCCGTTGGGTCAGCCTCTCTACCCCGAGATCAACATGCTTGGCGGCACGCTGTTCGGCCTGCCAGTCATCACCTCGATGTCGGCAAAGCTCGTCGGCAGCCCGGCGTATGGCTCGATCATCGCGCTGATCAACGCGCCGGCAATTCTGCTGGCCGATGACGGCGAGGTGACGATCAGCACGAGCTCCGAGGCGTCGCTGCAGATGATGGACACCACCGCGGTGAACGAGTCGACCGGCCCCACCAACCCGACGACGGTGGTTTCGATGTTCCAGACGAACAGCCTGGCAATCAAGGCCGTTCGCTACATTAACTGGGCCAAGGCGCGTGCGACCGCGGCGCAGTTCATCCAGAACGCCGCGTACGTCTCTGGCTCGTAATAGGCCGGCGGGCGCACCTGTCCGCGTTCGGATGGTGCGCCCGATTCCAAAGGAAATCTTATGCCAAAAATGATCTCCAAGATGATCCACACTTACGACGGGCGCGAGCTCGCAGCTGGCGAGCCGTTCGAGGCGCACGAGGAGTATGTCCACGCCCTAGAGCTGCTCGGGCGCGCCGAGCTTGCACCGACGCAGGACGGCCAGCAATACCGTACGCGCCAAATGGTGGCGGCTGACCCCGCGCCGGCCGCTGCCGCAGTGCGCCAGAAACGCAGGTACAACACCAAACACAAAACGGCCTGATATGCGCATCTTCGGCTTCGAGGTTGCGCGCAAAAAGGCGCAGACCCTTTCCGCTGTCAATTCGAGCGGGGGCTGGTTCGGCCTGATCCGGGAGTCCTTCGCCGGCGCCTGGCAGCGCAATATCGAAGTCGATGCGCCGCGCGAGGTGCTGGCTTTTTCGGCGGTGTTTGCTTGCGTCACCATTATCGCAGCCGACATCGGCAAGCTGAGAATCAAGCTCGTCGACGAGGACGACAAGGGCATCGCGACGGAGGTCAAGACCGCCTCGCCCTTTCTGCCGGTGCTCGCGAAGCCGAACCGCTACCAGACGCGCATCAAGTTCATCGAGTGTTGGGTCACCTCCAAGCTGCTCTACGGCAATACCTTCGCGCTCAAGCAGCGGGATGGCCGCGGGCTCGTCACCGCCCTTTATGTCCTCGACGCGCAGCGCGTGACGCCGCTTGTGGCCGACGACGGCAGTGTGTATTACAAGCTTGCCGCGGATCACCTTTCGCAGCTCGATGAGGCGATCACGGTGCCCGCATCCGAAATCATTCACGACCGCATGGTCTGTCTGTGGCACCCGCTGGTGGGCGTGTCGCCGATCTACGCCTGCGGGATGTCCGCGACGATGGGCAATCGGATCCAGGGCAACAGCACCAAGTTTTTTGACAACATGAGCCGCCCTTCCGGGGCGCTCTCGGCGCCCGGCACGATCAGCGACGAGACCGCGGGACGCATCAAAAAGGCGTGGGAAGAGAATTACGGTGGTGCCAACTTCGGCCGCCTCGCGGTGCTGGGCGACGGCCTCAAGTACGAGGCGATGACGATCCCCGCCGGCGAAGCGCAGTTGATTGAGCAATTGAAATGGACGGTCGAGGACGTCGCGCGCTGCTTCCACGTTCCGCTGTTCAAGCTCGGCGGCCCGGAACCGGTGCGCGTCAGCGTCGAATCGCTCAACCAGACGTATTACTCCGATTGCCTGCAGACCCTCATCGAATCGGTCGAAGCGTGCCTCGACGATGGTCTGGCCCTGCCAGGGGGCTACCGCACCGAGTTCGACCTGGAGGGGCTCATGCGCATGGATACGGCGACGCGCTACGACACGAAGAGTAAGGCGATCCAGGGCGGCTGGATGTCGCCGAACGAAGCGCGCGCTACGGAAAATATGCCGCCGGTTGCCGGTGGCGAGTCGCCCTACCTGCAGCAGCAGAACTATTCGCTCGCGGCCCTTGCCAAGCGCGACGCGAAGGCCGATCCGTTCGCCGGGGCGGCGCCAAAGCCTGAACTGACATCAGCGCAGGGGGCGCCGCCGATGCCGGTGCCGGTGCCGGCTCCGGCGGCGGCAAACGACAAAGCGGATTCGATCGACGCGGCCGTGCTCGCCGAGCTATTCATCAAGGGGCTCGAGCTTGAACCTGCTTGACGCTGAATTGCTCGCACACAAGATGCTCGAGGCGGTCAGGGGCTATGTCGCCCGCGCCATATCTCCACTTTCCACGCGGATTGACGAGTTCGACCGCAAGATCGTCGCCATTCCTGCCGGTCCTAAGGGCGACCCTGGCGACGAGGGCGCGCCGGGCGAGCACGGCGAGGCCGGACAAAAGGGCACCTCCGGTACGCCCGGTGAGCGAGGGGAAAAAGGCGATCCTGGCACGCCCGGTGAGAGCGGCGCGAAGGGCGAGCCGGGGGAACAAGGCCAGCCGGGCGCAAGAGGTGAGCCCGGCGCAGTCGGCGAACGCCGCGAAAAGGGCGACAGCAGTGCGCCCGGTGAATCGGTCAAAGGCGATCCGGGGCCGCAGGGCCAGCGCGGCGAAGTCGGCGCAAAGGGTGAGGCAGGCCCGGCGGGCGAAGTGGGCGCAAAGGGCGATTCAGGTCCGGCAGGCGAGCGTGGCAAAAAGGGCGCACCCGGCGAGTCGATCAAAGGCGAGCGCGGGGATAAGGGTGAACCGGGTGAGCCTGGGGCGCGCGGCGAAGTTGGTCAACCTGGCGAATCGATCAAGGGCGAGCGCGGTGATGCGGGTGCACAGGGTGAGGCAGGTCTGCCGGGCGAGCGTGGGGATAAGGGCGAACCGGGCGAGCAGGGTCCACCGGGCGTACAAGGTGACCCCGGCGCGGTCGGCGCGCGCGGGGAAACTGGCGCACCAGGTGAAACTGGCGCGCGCGGTGAACCAGGCCCCGCTGGCGAAAAGGGTGAGCGTGGCGAACCCGGAGTAGTCGGTGCAGCGGGCACACCAGGCGCCCCAGGTGAAACTGGCGCACCGGGTGAACCTGGGGTCGGCGGTGAACGAGGCCCGGCTGGAGAAAACGGTGAGCGCGGAGAGACCGGAGCAGCGGGTGCACTTGGCACGCCGGGCGAGCGCGGAGAAGCTGGCACACCGGGTGAACCCGGCGCACGCAGTGAACCAGGGCCGGCTGGAGATAAAGGCGAGCGTGGAGAGACCGGAGCAGCGGGTGCACTTGGCACACCGGGCGAACGCGGCGAAGCCGGCGCAAAGGGTGAGGCAGGTCCGGCGGGCGAGCGTGGAGAAAAGGGCAATCCTGGCACAGCGGGCGCCGATGGCGGGCCCGGCAAAGACGGCAGTCCTGGGCGCGACGGCGCGAACGGCAAAAGTGCCTACGAGCTGGCTGTCGAAAAGGGCTATGCCGGTACGGAGCTGCTTTGGCTCGATTCGTTTCGCGGCGCAGCCGGCGTCCAGGGCGCCGCCGGGCGCGAAGGCAAGGACGGCCGCGACGGGCGCGACGGTAAGGATGGCGAGGCCGGGCGCGATGCACTCGCGATCGATATCCTGCCCGCGATCGACGAAGAGAAAGGCTATCCGCGCGGCACCTTCGCGGAACACCGCGGCGGCATCATCCGCGCGATCCGCAACACCGATCCGATCACCGACGCTGGCCTGGAAAAAGCCGGTTGGGTCGTCAGCATGAACGGCATTGACCGCGAATCCGAGGAAACGCTAGACGACGGTCGCACGATCCGCCGCACGACGCACTACACGAGCGGGCGCATGGTCGTTCGCGAGATCAAAACCAGCGCGCTTTTGTACCGCGAGGTATGGCGCGAGGGCGAATTCGAGCGCGGCGACGTGGTGACCTGGGGCGGCTCGGCGTGGCACTGCCAGGAAAAGACCACGGACAAGCCGAGCACGTCTGCCGCCTGGCGCTTGATGGTGAAAGAGGGCGCGCGCGGCAAGGACGGCAAGCCTGACGGTCCCGCCCCGGCGAAAACGGTGCACATCAAATGAACTTCCTCTT